GTGAGCGTCATCAGGTTTAGCCAGTCTGACATATTTTTCCATTAAGCCCTTCCAGAACGTCTATGATAAAATCCTTCAATTTCAGCAGAAACAAAATGAACTGGTAAATGTGAGTCTGACTTTAACGTACATGTGTAGTTTGTATTTTTAGATTGAATAGGAATATTATAAGTACCACTTGTTATATTAGGTTGTCCAATAACAGCAGTTGGGTTGTTAATTACAGTACCATTAAATTCATATGTTACATTACTTCTTCCATCTTGAGTTACTGTAGCTTTAAAAAAACCAGTGTTTTGAAAATCAACAGAAACTTGTCTTATTTGATAACGTCCCGATGTTAATGACACAGTTCCTCCACCAGACTCTTCTCTTATATATGGAGTAGAAAATTTATATTCTGATAAATACGATGCCCCAAAAACTGCTAAAGTGTGGTTACCTTTAATTTTTTGTAAAGTTCCAGAACTAGAACTATCTATTGTTAAATTAGCACCATTAGTTGCGTCTACTGCTTTTAATGTCTGATTTAAACTATAAGGTATTGTAAAACTTGTTAAATTTGTAGTAGAACTATAACTACCAACTAATGTAGATGTTCTAAAATCCATGTGAATATTATGTGTTAGTCCAGTAAAATCTGGATTACGTAAATCCATTCTTAATAATTTTGTATTAAAATTTTCATTAACTAAAATATAAACATAACTATCATATGCTTGTGCTGATAAAATTTGACAATCTTTTAAACTCCACGTACTCCAAGCTGATTGTACTTTTTTATTAGCATCCCAAAAATATTTATAAATAATTATTGTATCTGCATTTGTAGCAGTTACAGGAGCATCAGGCGTGTATGCAGTATTGTTAGTAGTATCTAAATCGTCATGACATAATATAATTAATGTATCTTCAATATTGTTAGGTACAATTTTATATACATTTTTAGGTATCAATGAACCTACACCTATAGTTACATCTATTCCATCATTAGTTAAAGTATCATCATCTGCAAAATATTCTGTGATTGAACTTTTGTCATTTCTATTTTGTGTAAAATAAACATATTTACCTGACGAAACTGGAGCAACTTGTTTTGCATGAGAAAACGTACTTGTTTTAGTTAACACTGCTGTTGTAGGTGTTACAGCGTCTCCAGAACTTTCTAAAATATATTGAGATTCTTCTGAAAATAATAAAAGTTGTTCATTAAAATCTATAGCATTGTAAAGTTTATTAACTGTAGTTCCCGCTGCGGCAATATCAATAGGGTCAGTGTCTAAAACATCTGTTCCAGTTGTTGCATAGAAATTATAATATTCTGCGTTTTCAGATAAAACTAAATTTTGGTCTGCAATTATTCCTAATCTGTTTTGAAAAAATGTTAAATTATTAATTTTTTTTCCTACAAAACTTGGTGCAGAATTTGTGTCTTCATCACCACTTATTCTATTTGTGTATGTTTGTTGTGTAAAACTAAATGTACCGTTGTTGTTATTAATTAATGCAAAAGGCATTGTAGAATTATCTAAACCTAATTTTACTCCCGGGCCAACGCATTCTTTCCAAACACCATTACTTGTAAATTCAACATAATAATTAGAAAGTGCATCACCTTCATCACCAGTAATTTGAAGTATCATATTAGGTTTTGCATAATATGGTAAATCAGTAAAATCACTTATGCTATCTTTTATTGCATACATGGCTTGGTTACCAAAACCATCTGTAGTTTCTACCGTAAACGTACCACTGCTACATGTACCGTAAATAGTATTACCATATTGAGTATGTGTAAACGTTCCAGTAATTCCGGAATAATTTGCTAAACCTTGTGATGTACTTAAAGTAGCACCAGTATCTTTTCTTATTGTTTTAAATCCTATACCGTCTGCACTATTAGACCAATGAGTAGACCCAGTTCCATATAATAATATGTTTGCAATTTTTTCTGTATCTCTAAATTTACCATCTGTTGAAGCATCATTACCAGTAGGCATTTGAAACAAAACTTCTATTGGATATGACCAAGTAGAATGATTTAAAGTAACACTGTACTGTCTTCCAAATTGAGAACTTTTAACATAAGAAATATATTCTTGAACTTTTGCAGTTGTTGTTGTTGAAGTTTCACTTATTGTTTTACTTCTATTTCCTACAAAAGTATAATCTGCAATATTTGTAAATACTAAATCTTCAATAGGTTTTGTTGTGCCTAAGTAACTTGCACCTCCAGTACCTATTGTTAATGTTTGTAATTGTCCTTGTAAATTATAAACTTTTACTGTTCCATTTGTAAAAATTGCTACGTATTGATTGTCACTATCTCGGTTAATCCAATGAACTGCTGCGTTATTTGGAAACGCTGTAGTAGATAAAAGATTAGCGATAAATTCTGTTGGAGGTCTTTTGGTCAACCCTTCAATAACATTAGATTGGAAATTAGATTGTAATTCTGCTTGTCCTACATTACGTTGGACAGCATTTTGTTGACTAATACCATTAATAAGATTGGGAATTGATGTTGAAATTAGTCCCATAAATTACCTACCAGACCTTCTAGGCCCTCTTCTAGCTATGTAACTACTGTCATAGTCTTCATTTATTATGTTAGCGTCCATAGCTCTTGAGTCTGCTTGTTCAAATGCCATGTGAGATTCTTGTTCATCTAATTGTGCTAATTTAATTAATTCAGTTGCACCTACATATCTTGCAGCAAATCTTCTTGAAGCTTTTACTACAATGTATCTTCTTGCATATTCTGGTACATGTTCAAATTGTTGTACTAATACTTTGTCAACTACAGGGTTGTATGTAAACACATCTGTTTTATTTTTTAAATCATATAAAAATTGTTTTCTTATAGTGTATTGATAAAAATATTGATAAGGGGCCGAAGCTTCGACTTGGACACAGTTAGACTCTAAAGGTACTTTATTAGCTGTGTCTCTTGAAGTTTTTACATTTAATTCTCTGTTAAAGAACCAACCTTGTGATTGAACACTCATAGAAGTTTCATCTAAAATATTCTTAGCGACCGCTACGTCTGTACCAATATTTCCAGTAATAGAACTGACTGGACTTTCACCGATAAAACTTAGCATGGTGTTTATCGCTTGTAATTCTGTAGTTGCGTTTATTTGTGTTGCCATTGATTGTCCTTTTTAAATTTGCAAAGTAGGGGATTTAGTCTCCCTCATCCCCTACTCCTATATAGTATAAATAAACTTAATAAATATTAAGCGTCTTTAATTCCTACAGCACTTTCTGGTCTAAGTACGCCATGACCCATAGCATATTTAGCAACCATTAAAGTACCTTGTCTTCTAATGTCGTATTCCATTTCAGTAGCTAAATCCATTAGCTTAACAGTCCCGACAGCAGTAGGGTGACAAACTAAACCTTCGAAGTTAGTCAAGTTTACAGCTTGTGGATTTGAACCACCTTGAGTAGCTGAACCTTGGTCAACACCTGAGTTTACGTTTGAAGCAACAAAATGAGGAACAGAAATTAATCTGATGCCTGCAATTTGTAACACTCTACCTGAAGCAACACCACCATTAGCACCACCACTGAAGTCAACATTGACTGCATTAGTAGCATTTGCTAATTTGTAGTACATTTCTGGTTTTAAGAAACAGATTCTACCTTCAGATGGAACATATTTGTTATCTAAAGTTTTGGCTGCGTCAAACAATGAATCTATCATTGCATTTGCAGACGTTGCCGCAGTGGCAGAAGCGATAGCAGTATTTTGTAATACTGTACCTGTGTCTCCACCTGTAACATTAGCAACAGTCGTTAGAGCTGCTTGGCCAATAGTTTGTAGAACGTGTTTGTCTTTTTGGAAGGCTAATGCCCGTCCAATTTCAGTGGAATACGAATTTCTCACATCCCAATGATTTTTAGCTTCCTCTAAATTACTTAGAAAAGCGCTAGATATTAAAAGGTCGTTAATAGTAATAACCTTTTCGTTGTGGTTTACATCAGACCCAAGTATTTCTGCACCTGGAGTATGGTAAGCCGCAGTTGTTCTTCCCATTCATCCTACTATAGTTTTCACTACCTATTTAAAGTTTTGTAGTCTGGACTTTACCTTCAACTCAATGAGTTGCACTCCGTCAAGTCTCTACACCTTCCTTAGATTTCTAAGGCTTGGCTCGGTATTCCCATTTTACAGGGTTCACCGAATTTGAAGTGGTTTCAGCTATATGTCACCATATAACTACGCAATTAATTTACGGGGAAGGTTGCGCTCTTTCCATTACTGATACTTCTAGTACTGTCAGCACCTTGTGTTTTACTTGCTCTTTCAAAAGAAGTAATTACTTCTCCGGAAAAAACTTTTAAAAACAATGCGTCTTCTGAACCAGAAGCATTTACTCGTCCAATGGAAGCCGGAGTTGCGTTTGACATATTTGTCTCCTTTTTCTATTGTTATTGTTTAAAAAGCTTTCACAAGTTTCTAGTTTATTTCACAAGATTGTCGTTCCTCGGAACGGTCAAGTTAATGGACTTTAACTTTGTGTTAGCAGTTGCTACCTATAAAGGTAACACAACTATGCTTTGGCAGTTTTTGCCGCTCTTTTAAATTGAGCTGCGGTAGGTCTACCTTTTGTACCTGCTGTTCGCATTTTTTCACCTGAACCTGCTTTAATTCTAGCACGTTTTTTGTGAATGTTTGCGTAGAGTCCTGGTTTTGCCATATCAGTATCCTTTACTTTTTGGTTTAGGTTTAGGTTTTGTCTTTGGTTTGTATTTTGGCATATTATAACCTACTGTTGTTTAGTTTGTTTTGTACGTCAGCTCTATATGCTTCATCATTTGCATATCTTTCATCATTCATAGCAGACGTAACTTCAGCCCAAGACCTATAGCCTGAAGCATTTGATGAAGTAGATTTATTTGCAGTTTGTAATGAAGGCTCGTCACCAACATTATTTTTATAACGTGCATTTAAACCTTGTATTGCTAAACGTGTAGCTTCAATATCTTTTCCATTAACAGTTTTGTTAAAAGAATTTATCTCTGCTTCGTTTAAATTATCAGAGGCCCAATTCATCATATTGTTATATGCGTCTGTTCCTCCAACTTCTTGTTTTAAAGTATTAGAAGTTTGACTTGCAATAGCTTCTTGTCCTTTAATAAAAGCGTCTACATAATCTTTAGGTATTCCTGCTTTTCCCAAAGCTTCATATGAACTTTCTTTTAATTGTCCTCCTTCATTATATTCTTCTTGAAGTGATGACATGTTTAACCCTGCATTTTCTACAGCTTTTTCAGCTTTATCAATAGATAAGTCAGCGTTGTCTTTTTTTGTTTCTTCTTTTGTAGGCTCAGACTCTTTTGTATTTTCAGACTGTCCTAATTTACCTTCTAATTCACCATAGGCTTTTGCCATATCTTCTGGAGATTTAAACTTACCAGGTAACCATTCAGGTCTACTTTCATTTTCAAAAGTTTTGTCTTCCGATGGTTGTTCTGAAGTTGTCTCTGGTGTTTGTATTTCTACTTTTTCTACCATTTATTATCCTTGCGGTTTTGTCATG